TGAGAAATACCATCTCGAGACCCTTCAAGTAAGGGTGTATGTTCCTCAAGTGTTTCATTTATTTGTGCAAGTGTTGTCATCTTTTTTGAGCCTCTCTTTCGGCTTGATCTCTAAGAGCTTCTAAAAGCAGCGTTAAATAAATTTCTCTCTCCCAAGGCATCATCCCTTCAATATCAGATAGAGAATAATTATAGTGTTGCATCAATTGAAAATTTGTTCTATAATAGTTCTCAAGCGAATCATGAGAGAGGCTTAGGAAAAAAAATCGTCGATAGTGCTCAATCTCCTTTCGTTTTCATATCCACATGATTCACATGTATACTTTGCATCATATATCATTTTTGGAGCAGCATCGATATAATCTTTAATGCGAGCAAATTGGTCATTTGTCAATGAATTAAAGAATCTAAGTTTTTCTTGATGAGATTCATCTTTAAATACTATTCTTTCTTCTTCAGTAAGAACCGCACTTATCGATAATAATATAGATTCTGTAAGTCTATCTGTTACTGTTGCATCTTCAGAAGTAATAATATGATTGTTGAGCATATCATAAAAACTTGGATGCTTCAACTCAATATTAATATCTTCGGTTAATTTTATTACGTTAGATATTTCTTGCTTGTCAATAACTACATCATTAAAATCGACTTTGATAGCTGTTTTGTTTTCGCATTTTGCACATGCTATAGAAACGTCAGCTGATTCACCTACAGATTTTGCTCTAATTTGTACAAATATGTATTCAACATCGTGCATAGGCCAATCTCGTGGATCAACACCGGCACATGATTGAATTGTATCAAGCACAGCACTTAGAATCTGTTTTCTATCCTGCGATTCAAATGCTATTAATAATGTTCTTTGTTCCTTAACTAAAAACGGTCTAAAACGAATTACCTCATCTGTTGAAGGCACTGTTGCCTCATATAATGGACTATCATTTAATACTGGCAAAGCCATTAATCACTCCTTATATAATACCACCAAGGCCGCCTTGTAAACCAGCGGAAACTTTAAAGAACCCTTGATTATCATTCACTGCTTCCCAATTGGTGTATGAAAACTCAACAGATAATTGTACTAACCCGTCAAGTTCATTATTTAATTCAATCGCATTTACTGACGTTGGAAATGCATCTCTTAATTTAACAGAATACGGCGTGCCTTGACCAATACCAATATCAATATTAATCGGACCAATATTGAAATCTTTGTTAATAATTGGCTTACGCAATTGATGTATTCTAATATCGCGTGTGTAAACCTCTTTATATGGTACAAGTTGAGCGTTGTCAAACACCGTGCTTCCGTACCATTTATCAAAATATTTTTTAATGCCATAATCATTAAGTACAAAGAATGTCATAGTCACATCAGCTACAGCGTAACCGTATGCAACTTTTTGATATTCTAAACCTATACGCCTATCGTTTGTAAGTATCTGTCTTCCTGGCATTGTAACTGAATTGCATAAAAGATTGAGATCGCCACCACCTAAAGTACCAGAAGTTGCAAGAGACGTCAGCGCTGCAAGTAAACCTCCACTTGCAAAATCAGAAGGTAGCTCAACAAGAAATTGATTAGATCTTGCTACACCAAGTTTTGAAGAAACGAGACCTTTTAGTTGATCAATAGTAGCCATTAAATTATCTTCCTTGAATCTTGATAAACCTTATTTGACGATGAACCTGACCAGTCCGCTGTCGGTAAGAATGTTGCTATCTCCCATTCAGGTGCCTCAACACGAGCAAGTCTTGATTTAACTTGACTAAAGAGATAGTGTTTTAAACATGGCTTGTAAAATTTTAAACGAGCTGTTGCTTGAAGCAGATTATATGTAATTTGAAACTTTGTTGTTTCATCGTATCTTTTATTATTTACAGTTTCCATTAATCCATCAAGCATTTTTGCACGCAGTACAGGCGGTAAATAATGTAGATTCAACCCTAAAAAGCCGCCAGGCGCGCCTTTAACAATAATGCTGAGAGGAAATCTATCAAAATATGGTAATGTTTCTTTATGTTTTGCATCATAAAAGAACATGTTCATAGAACCGATAAGGGGTTGAGATTTGTTTACAAGTTTTAGCTCGTCTGATCTCATCAAATCACCACGACTTATACGTCTCATATTTTGTAATTTAGTACGAAACCATTGACGTGACTCATCGCTACGAGGATTAATACCTGCACGAAAAGCCTGTTGCGATACTTTTTGAAATAGATTACTCATATCATTATTTATATGTTATCTCTTGCGTTTTTTGCGATAAGGTTTCAATGGCTTCAAAGGCTTTAACTTCTTAAGAATCTTCATGCTGTATAAAGTTTCTTCTGTCCAAATCTGAAACTCCCATCCGCGATCTTTTGCATATTCGTTTGCTGCTTCCCACTTATTCATGTTTTTGACATATGTCATTGCTTCACCGATATATCGCTTTGATTTATCAGGTCTTTTTGGCGGAGCTGTTTCTTTGTCAGGCTTAATTTCAACTAAGATTGTTTTTCCATCATTAAATGTTATTTTTAGATCAACAAAGTATCTGTGCAGTTTCTTATCGATATCCCATTTGTATGGTATGACAACCTCTTCAGAAGACCATCTCTTTATATTTGGATTTGAATCACACCAAACAAAGCATGCCTTTTCCCATGATGAACGATATGTTATCTTATCGGGATCTCCACCATACTTCGATATGTTCTTTACTTTGTATCTACCAGAATATGCCATTTTTCGATATAAATAGATTTACGAATTTTTATTTATAGGAAAACAAAATGGCACTATCAACACTTGCAGGTTCTAGAGCCGCGGCTAATTTACCAAATGCTACCCCATATAATCCAGGACAACAAGGTCAGTCTGATACTTCAGTTGTAGGTCCAGAAACAAATACCAAAAAATACGCAGACGCAGAACAGGCAGAACCTTTACAGTCAGCTCAACCTGATACTGTATTGCAATATCCTCAAGATGACAGCTATGCTGCTTATATACTTTTTAGAGCTAAAAAAATAAATCCATGGGATATTGGTGCAGACAAAGCTAGAAAGTTATTGGAAACTCCAGCTATTACCGGTGAAAAAGCAAGGTATAAACCAGTAATTGATTTATTAAGAGGTGCTTCTGATATATCACAAGAAGAAAGAGCCCGAGCCAGTTTAGCAGAAGCAGAAGATGATTACAGCACAGCACAATCTGGTGGTACTAGTGATACTGCTTCTAGAAGTTCAGAAAAAGATGCATCAAATAATCAACAAGCAAAGGATATACTTGGTGTAACTTCTGAATATGTTGATGATCTTCCTGCCATTAGACTTTATATGCCTCAGGCTATTAACATTAGTGACCAAGTAAATTATAATAATGGTTCAACTATAGGTCCAAGCGGAGCGGCCGCAACAGCAGCTATAAATGCTGGTGGAGGATTAGGAGCAGGACTTTCAGCTTTTTTAAGTGATGCTGTCGGTTTTATAGGAGATGCGTTTGGTACAGCTGCAAATGATCCAGGTTTAAGAAGACTAGCACTTGCTCGAGCCGCACAGGCTTTGCCAACAGGTCAATCAATAAATAATGCAACTGCGCTTGGATTTCAAGTTACTGTAAACCCTAATACTCGAGTTCTTTTCGAAGGAGTAATAATTAGAGAGTTTCAGTTTCAATTTGATTTTTATCCGGTATCTTATAATGAAGCACAGGTGGTACAAAAGATTGTAAAGTTTTTTAGAACAGAACTTTATCCTTCAACAATAGGCAGGCAAGCTGGAGTACCTATTGGATTTAACTTTCCTCATGTTTTTGAAATTAAGTTTCGTATAGGAGGTAAAAACGCGCCATTACCTCAACCACATCTTTGTTACCTTAGAAATGTTCAAACCACTTATAATCCTGGTTCAATGTCTTTCTTTGATGACGGTAGTCCTACACATACAGCAATGACATTAGCATTTACTGAATTTAGAACTTTGTCAAAAGAAGATATAAACGAAGGAAGGTAAACAATGTCAGATTTTTTTAATAAATTTAGTCGAGTTGATTATATATTTGGCGATGATTATTTCGTAAAAGGTGGCGGAGATTTTGCACTTGAATTAATTCAAAATCTTACTTCCTATGTAGAAGTAGTTGATAGTATTAAACAGAATTCGTCATTCTACAGTAAGTATGAAATATTAGAAGGCGATAGACCTGATCAAGTGTCACAAAAACTTTACGGTACTCCTAATTATCATTGGACTTTTTATATTATGAATGACAATATTCGTGCGTCGGGCTGGCCTTTAACAAACAATGAATTAGAAAAAAAATATAAGAGAGACTTTCCGCATCAATTTATTCAGACAACAGATGATCTTACAAGTGTATTCACTGTAGGTCAAATTGTTGTAGGTTCGCAATCAGGAGCTTCAGGTAAATGTTTGAAAAGATATTTAGACAATGGTGTGTTGATTATTGATACGCAAAGCTCTTATACGGTTGAAGAAGTTGCGAATAACGTAACACAAGCTGAACTTAAAGCCAGTCAATTTACGGGTCTACCTGGAAAAATCACTGTACAAGCTACAGGTAACGAGTTCAATGCGCCATATTACTATATAGATGGTTCTAAGAATAGAGTTGACATTGACCCTGCGGTTGGAGCTGGTGCGCTACTTACTCCTGTAACATTTGCTGATTTTTACACTGAACAAAACAATGCTTTAAAACTAATTAATGTTATTCGTCCTGATGCAATCAATGAAATTGTAAATACTTATTTCCAAGCTCTTGGTACCGCTTAATGACAACAAATCAAGAAACTTTAGTATCACTTAATGATCAAAATTCGTCTGATTGGGAAATAGCCGAAGCTGTACTTAATTCTTCTCGAGCCCTTCAGCCTTTTAACATTAAGAACGTAATTACTGATATTGAAATATATGAGCACATCGCAAACCCATACATTACTGGTTCTTTTGTTATGACAGATACTGAAAGGGTTGTAGAAAGATTTGACATACAAGGAGCGGAAACATTTACTCTTAGATTACAGACTGCTCAATATGCAGACAAACCGATAGAAAAGACTTTCTTTATAGACACAATACAAAATCTTATAAGAGGAAACGAAACCTCACAAGTTACAAGGCTTCATTTTACTGAAGACATTGGTTACAAATCAGCTCTTTACAATGTCAACAAATCATATTTTGGTGAGCCTGAAAAAATTGTTGCAACAATAGCATCAGATTATTTTAAAAAGGAGGTCGTATCTTCTGCTGAAAAAAATGTAGCAAATGCTATGAAAGTAATTATTCCTAATTTAGATCCGCTTGAAGCTATGGAATGGGTAAAAAACAGATCTACAACCGCGGAAGGATACCCGTTTTATTTGTTTTCAAATTTTGCTACTGATAGATTATTCTTTGTAGATCTTGGTGCAATGCTTTCGCAACCAGCGATAAATGAAAAATTCCCTTACATGTATTCTCAAAGTAATGCTTCTGTTGACAATGCAAACAGACTGCAGAAAATATATGAATATGGATATTCATCTCAAGAAAGAACCTTTGATATAATGAAAGCAGGATTTGTCGGCGCTCAACATAGTTGGTACGATATTACAACTGCGACTTACATTAGAAAACAATTTAGTGTACATAGAGACTTGTATGATAAGGCAGAAAATTTAAATCCAAGACAAAACAGACCGGTAATTTCTTATGACCATATTATAGATGAAAAACCTATATCAGAGTATAATTCACGACAGCTATTTAATACATATGCAAGTAAAAACTTCGTTGAAGGCAAATCTTATGGTGAAGAACCTGATGAAGGTCAGCATACGAGAAAAGTCGTGTCTCTCGCCATGAAAGAACTTTTAGCTAAAAATCCTATAGAAATAGTTATTGATGGCAGAGAATTTTTGACAGGTGGTGAAAGTAAAAGTATAGGTAATATAATTAAAGTTATATTTAAAGCAACAGATCACGGCCACTCTGGTCAAAAAATAGATAGAAGATTGTCTGGAGATTATCTTATCGTTGCAGCACGACATACATTTACAAAGGAAAAATGTAGATCAAAACTTTTAATATCAAAGATTGCAAATTATAATTCTGACATTTATACACAAGGACCTGATCAAGCATGATTCCGTATTCTTATCAACAATATTACGGTGATGAAACTCGCTGGTTTTTAGGAATTGTTATTGACATTAACGATCCTGAACAACTTGGTCGGGTTAAAGTTCGGATATTTGGCGTGCATGGTGAGAACACTATTGACGTGCCAAATCGTGATTTACCATGGGCTCATATTGTAGCACCTGTGACAGAAGGCGGATCTTCAGGTATTGGTGCAAATGTTGGTATTAAACCTTTAGCACAAGTGTATGGTATATTTTTAGATGGCCAAAACAGTCAAGTGCCCCTTGTAATTGGCTCAATACCTAAAATTGAAACTGACAGAAATGTAAGTGATCAAAGAGAATCAAAGAGAGGTACAAACGCTTACAAAAATGCTGATGAAAAATTACTTTCTGCAGGTAAAAATACTGTAAAAGCTTTTAACTTCTTTACCTCTGTAGAAGGAGGTTCTTTTACACCTGAACAAGCTTGTGGTATACTTGGTAATCTACATGTTGAAAATGGCGTCAATTTAAATAAAGGAAAAGATCTGGATCCTGCTAGAGACCCTACAAGAGAACCTGGTGGCCAATTGGCTTACGGATTGGCCCAATGGAATGACTCTCCCAGAGCTGCTAATCAAAAATTTGGATTAACCAGATATGCAGAACTTGTAGATTTTTCTGCAAAGAATGGATACAATTGGAGAACCATGTATGCGCAGCTGAGTTTTATAAAATACGAATTGTTTAAATATTCTTTCTTAGGATTAAATAAATTGCAAAGAACAAATACTGTAGATGAAGCAGCTTTAGTATTTGAAAAGAAGTATTTGAGACCTGCTCCAGGTTCTACAGAAAAAAGACAAGAAGAAGCAAGAAATTATTTTGAGGAAATGGTATAATGCCAGGTACAGTTGCTGGAAATGAAGTAAAATTCGATAGTGTTCGCGGAAGATGGTCAGTTACATTTACTGAATCAAAAACACGTAAATTATTTGGTTCTGAGGCAGAAGCAATTGCTGCTGCAGAAGCATCGCCGTCTTCTACACCACCAGAATCCGGTGTACAAATCATTAATGGTCACAAAGTATTTTTTGACGCGGGTCGTGATTCATGGATTCTTGATCATCCAGTCCGAGGTGAAATAAGACAAGCTGATGAACAGACAGCAATTGCAGCCGCAAATGCACTACCACCTAAAGAAAATCCTGATGCCAAAGAAAATAATGAAGTAGTACCTAAACAAGCAGTTGCATCGAAGGTAAAAGAAAAATCAAAGGCAACAAATGAGCTTGATGAAAAAGTACAAACATCAATACAACAAAGAGTGGCAACAGAAGGAAGTGTTGTTGCAACAAAAGTTGGTACTGAAAAAGATGGATTTACATCTCTCACTGAAACAACAACAAAAGGTAATTCAGCGGAAGGACCTGCTGTTGCATCTATAGGCGCAAATATTAAACAAGGAAACGTTAACAAACAAGTATCTTCAACAGCCAAACTTCAAAGCGTAACAGGTGGAACAAAAAGGGCAACAGGTGTTCTTGATGAAACAATTGTACAGGCAAATGTCAAAGGCATGAGACAAGGTCTTATAAAAGTTGGAGTGCCGAAGGCAAAAGTAACTCAAGCGCTAAGCGAATCAAGTCCCATCCCTTCTGTTGTGACTGCCGCAATTACAGTTGAAAATCAAGGTGGAATTGTAAAACAAGCATCATTGAATGTTTCAAAGGCATCTGGAGACATTTCTATAGATTTAAAAAATCCTTTTGGCTCTTTAAATCCTTTTGGCTCTGTAGGAAGTTCATTTGGTAACATCTTTGCGACAATAGTAGGACTGGCTTTAAATGGTCCTAAATATCAATCACCTTTAAGTCCAACATCTCTTCTAACTAGTGCTGATATACTTAACAGACAAAATATAAAAGTACCTACACCGAATATTGTAAATTCAAATGGTACTACAAATTTAAAGAGAGTGGTGCATAAATCTAAATTACAAGCGCCTGATACCAATTATAAACCTGAGCAAAACAGATACGTAAAAGCTGTAGATAAACCGTCAGGCAAAAGTGATAACATGAAGTTGAGAAAATCATGGAAACCAGGCGAGGCGACTGAAGGATATAATGGTGCACTTACAAGACTGAAAGGTGATTATCCACTACAAGTTGCAGGTCGAGTACAAAACGATGGAGGTGATTACATTTTTCCTTATTTTAATTCAAAGGAGATGGTTAATGCAGAACTTCGAACTATCGAAAGACCTATAACACAACTAATTATCATGCATTTACCTGGTGATTTTTACAAAGGATTTAGACCTATGATGGAAGAATACCATCAAAGGTGGCGATCAAGCAGACTTAAAAAGTTTGGTGATGCAAAAGTAAATGCTGAACCATTAACATATGGATTTCCAACACATATTTTTTCAAATTCTCTAGGAGCACTTAATATTGTACATCCTTTAGAGCTTGAAGTGCCAAGAAAAAATGGCACTATACCTGTTGGCAACTTTGCAAATTCAATTCGTTTTTTCTTAGATGGAAGCGGAGCTGATGGCAATAAAGTAACTCCAAATCAGATGACTACACTAGGCTGGTTTATTGACGAATTTATTGATGTATTTCCTGGTGCAGAAATTCTTGGTGTTAACGAAGTATCTGATGAAGAAAAATTTTCAAGAGTTCCATTCTTTGATGTTAGAGATTTTGTAAACTCTCGTAATCGTAAACCTTCGGTTTTACCTGACACGCCAGGAGAAACAGTGACTGTACCTCCTCCTGAAGAACTTTCTGATCAAACACCTAAAAATGTTGTGGTACCTAAAAAGAATCCTAATGTAAGACCAACAGCAGCTTCAGTAGCCGATAGCGTCAATAGTAAATTAACAAGTAGATCTGTATCAGAAGCAAACTATTCAAAAGCTCAAGATGATTTGCTAAAAGATCTTAAAAGAAAAAAAGATACCATACTTGATGCGGATAAATTAACAGGTGATGGTTTAGCAGGTGCAGCAAAAAATAAAATCAGTAGTCTAAGCTCAAACGCTGATTCACTTTTAAAAGGATCTATTGGATTAAAACTTGATAATTTAAAGAATAATAAAGTATTTGATACTGTTAAAGGAATATTTACATGAGTGAAGTAGAATTTGATCAAGATATACCAAAAGGTGAAGAACCTCCTTATGCAGACTTAAAAGGTCAATTTCCGCGTAAGGAATATATTAACGTGGCTTCCACTAATCTTTCTGCTCGAGGATTAGAAGAAAATGAACTAGTGATAGGAGGCTCATTACCTGATTTAAATCTAGATCTCGTTGATATGCCACCAAGCGAATATCCTCTAAATCAGGTACGTGAGACAATTACAGGTCATGTTACGGAGATTGATGACACGCCTGGTCGTGAACGTATATTATTTAAACATGGCACCGGAGCAGGCATTGATATGAGGCCTGACGGTACAATTATCATCAACGCAAAATACAATACAATTGAAATTACAGGTAATGATCAAAAAATTATCGTTAGAGGCGACGGTGATATGCATTATCAAGGCAATCTAAGTTTGTCAGTTGACGGTGATATGGATGTCAATGTTGGAGGTAATTATAACCTTAATGTTAAGGGTGCGAGAAGAGATAACGTTGGTGAATCGTATCAACTTAAAGCTGTGGAAAATTATGAAACAACTGTTATAGGAAATAAATCTACATTTGTAAAAGGCGTTAACACTGATACATATCTCAGTGATAACAATATCATTACAAAAGGTAATATGACGACGCGAGTCGAAAAAGATATTAATCAATATGCGGGTGAAGACACTATGATTACGTCAACATCTGAACTTTCGATATCAACAAAGAACGCCAATATTGCTGCAAATGACATGGTTGTACAATCCACAACAGGTATGATCGGTGGCGACAATGTATTTCATTATGGTAAAAATTATTATGGAACATCTGCAACATTTACCGCAGGTGTTACAGCTCCAACATTTCATGGCTCATTGGAAGGTAATGCAAAGACAGCAACTGAAGCTGGAAAAGCTGGTACAGCAGGAGCAATTGGAGCGTCAGGTAGTGCAGGTGCTCATACAAATACTGCAACAAATACAGATGTACGTACGTCATTCCCTGCGCCTGGACCTGATGCGACGTGGTTAAATGATTATCTAACTCAAAGTGGTTACGGTTATCGTAATGTAAGCATTGATGTAGGAGATGTTATAGCAGATGAGATTGATAAGACTAACACTTATAACGGCATTTCAAATGTTAACCTTACAACACGTCAAGTTAGGTCAAAGCTGAGAGATCCAAATACAGCAAGAAACGGCGACTTTATTGCAAGATGCCAAACTGAATCTATTTTGAGTAGTTCTGTTATTCAACAAAAGCCTGATGGATTTGATATTGGTAGAATAGAAAATACTGACGGTACACCACAACGTGCGTTTGGTAACGAATTTCCCGGTGGAGACATAACTGAAAAAATCGAACTTACAAATAATCAACGTAAGTCTGTAACAATTACTCCTGCTCAACTATACAATCCCGAATTGAATCTCATTGCGCAAGGCGTAATCGATGCGCGCACGCCTTTATCTAAAGGTATAAAAGTTGGCACGTTTTTAGGAGGTCATGCTGATCCAGTTACCATGAATCATGTGACTGATGAGGTTGATCGAGTTAGAATAGCAAAGAACATGTATTTACATGCAAGATTTATGGAATCAACACAAAGACATTTAGATAGAAGAAATAAATTTACGCTAAATGTTTCAGAAGGATTTTACAAACCTGAACCAGGAGAAACTTTAGAAATTGATAGTATAAATGAGCTAATGTCAAAAGGAAGAGCCGTTGTATACGAGGTCAGAGATCGTAATGGCGTAATTTCTCTTAAAGGTACATTTGATCTTGCTTTACATGTAAAAGATTTTGAAAATTTTGAAAAAATGATTTTGAGTTATGATTCATATGATCCGTTAGGCTTACTGCACACTGAGATTATTATGATTATGCCTGAAGTTACACCATTATGGAAAGTTGAATATGATAATAAAATTGAAACAAGATACAACAACGTTGTACAAACAAATGGAGAACTCGTAGAAATACTATAAATAGTTCAAAGGATTTTTAGATGGCAGTAAAAGCATTTTCAATTGAAGACGGTAATCTCAGCAAATCGATTATTTCAAGTCGTGCAAAAGATTATCTTGACATTGATCTCACGTTCAGTGCAAGACCGTCAGGAGATTTATTTAAAAAGAAAGACGCGGCAGCTGTCAAACAATCTGTAAAAAATTTGCTACTAACTACAAAGGGTGAAAAACCCTTTCAACCTAACTTTGGTGCAAATCTCAATGCCGCACTCTTTTCACTTGACACTGAGTATGATCCTGAATATATTCAAGATTTGATGTATGATGCAATAACTAACAATGAACCGAGAGCAAGGGTTCTTTCAATAGATCTAAGAGTACAACCAGACTATAACTCATTAGATGCAACAATAAATTTTCAAGTCGTCAATACTGCAGAAGTAG